AGGCCCGGCCACACCGGGCACCACCTTGATCGGGTTGATCATGGCAGCCTGGAGGTTGCTCAGGTCCGTCGAGGTGAAGCTGGCCTCCAGGCCGATCGCCTTGACCGGCATCTGGATACCGGCCGGGGTCTTCTGGACGCCGTACACCGAGTCGCTGTAGCTGTAGATGCCCAGCACCGCGCCGCCCGGGGGCACGAACTTGAGCGCGCCGGGCACCGCCGAGGCAGGGTCGGGGATCTGGAGCCACGGGCCGTAGATCGCCGCCTGCACCGTCATGTTGACGCCGCTGGTGGTCATGTTGACGTAGTTGGTGGCCACCTGCGCGCTGGTCGCCGGGAGGCTCGGCACCGGGCCGTCGATCACCATGAAGACGTCGCCCCGGCCCTGCGCCCAGGAGATCAGGGTGTTCAGGTCGGACGTGGTGGTCCAGCCTGGCACGTTGAGGTTGATGATCTGGTTCTGGAGCTGGTCCAGGGCGGTCGGGATAGCCGTGCCGATGGTCGGAACCGTGGTACCGTCCGTGCCGGTGGAGAGCACGCCCGGGCTGGTGACGACTGCCAGGTCGGTGGTGCCCGCCACGTACCCGCCCGCGCCCAGGGTCTCGGTGACCGTGATGTAGGCCGAGCCCGAGATCGGGGAGTTGATGACCGCCGCGAGGTTGCGCGGGTCGGCCGGGTTCATGCTCAGGTCGACCCAGTTCTCGACGATGAAGCCACTGGTGTTGCCGCCGTTGTAGACGGTGAGGTTGACCCGTCCGGCCGCGCCCGTGGTGTTGATCGTGACGTAGATCTGGTTGCCCCACACACCCGGGCTCGACGCCTTGATCGTCAGGATGGCCACGGCGGAATCCGCGCCGGTACCATCGAAGTTGGCGGTCGCGTAGGTCGCGTCGGTGTTCGGCAGCCGCAGCACGTAGCAGGCGTTGCCGTTGTTGTTGAAGAACTGGTAGACCGCGTAGTGCAGCAGCGAGCCGCCCGCGACGTTGAAGTTGCCGTACAGCTTCACGAACTGCTGCCAGCTCGTGATCTTGGTCGGGGCGATCGGCCCTCGGTTGTACGGTAAGGCGAAGCAGGGGACGGCCTCACCTGGAATGCCCGTGCCGCTGGTCTCCAGCGGGGTTAAGGTCGTGGTGACGAACACGCCCGGACGCGACGGTGTGGTCATGCCTTCTCCTACCTACGATCCGAGTGCGTTGAACGAGCTTCCCACGCCGACGCTCAGGATGCCCCGGTTTGCCTCGATCTCTGCTGGCGTACTCATGTCAATCTTGCTCACATCGCTGTAGACCTTTAGGTCCAGGTCCACAGTGCTCACAGGAACCAGTGTACCTCCGAACGGCACCAAACTCTGAACGTTCTCGACCATCTCGGAGAATACGCTGATCAGGTATGTGACCTTGATCATGCGCTTGCCGTCTTCGTCGGAGCCGTAGCCCCAGTCCGGGCCTCCGGTCAGGAACATCGACCGGATCGTGCCATCCTGCGGCACCTCCAGGTAGCCCCACTTCGGCGGCAGGTACCGCTCCGTGGCGAGCTGGGCGACGAGCGGCTGAGCGTGCGCGTTCATGAAGCGCGAGTACAAGATGATCTCGTAGTTGAACCGCCACGGCATCGGGAAGTTGGCATAGTACGGGCTCTGCGACAGCTCCGACTTGGTGGGGTCGGCATCAGGCCACCAGTTGGCGTAGCCCTCCGGTGCGTACGGCAACTGGACGTAGCCCCGGTGCTCGCGCTCGGGGTCCGGGTACATCCCGGCGTGCTTGATGATGATGATGGGGTAGCTCAGGTTGGCCAGCTCGTCCTGGGGTAGCCTGTACCTGACGGGGACGTCCCGCCCGCCTTGCGGGGCGTTCTCGTCGTAGACCACCAGGTCTTGCAGCTTCTTCTTGAGCGCCGAATCCTCGTTCCGCAGCCAGGGCATTACGCGATCCTCGTCAGGGTGAGGTATGAGTTGGCCCGGACGTTCAGCCCGGTGCCTGAGCTGCTGTTCTGGCTCCACTTGAAGCCGAACGTCCCGGGGGTGCCTCCGGTCTGGAGGGTGCCCATGATCTGGAGGCCATAGTCGTTGGCCCCGTCTGTGGTGGCCGAGTCCGCGCTGCCCGCGCTGGTGTTGATGGTGGAGAGGACGTCCGAGCTGCTGAATCCGTTGGGGTCTACCAGTGGCTTGGACACGGTGTAGCCCATCGTGCCGGACGGCAGCGAGAAGTCGTACTTGATGCCCTCGCTGCTGTTGTTGCTCTGGTATCCGATGCTGGCCCGGACCTCGTAGACCGCGTTGGCCGCCACGGACACCTGGAGGTCGGGGTCCAGCGACGGCGTGGTCGTGCTCGACCGGCTGGTGTTGCCTGCCTTGTACGCGCTCAGGCCACCGCTGGAGCCTGCCGATGAGTTGTTGGCGATGACCTGGCTGGAGGTGCCCGGCGCGGACGGGTTCCAGCTCGTCACGGCGGCCGAGCCGTTGTTGAGGTTGAGCTGGTTGTTCGTGATGATCGTGGTCTGCCAGTTGGTGGCGTAGACGCCGGACGCGGGCAGCGCGACCGCCGAGTTGGCGAGCACCTGGATGTTCTGGTGGAACGAGCTGGCCACCACCGCCACTGTGCCTGCGATGCCGCCGATCGCGGTGTAGAGCCCGGTGCCGTCACTGGCCGTGGCCCCGGTGATGGAGCAGCCGGTCACCGCGATGTTGTTGCAGGCCGCGCCCGAGTAGATGCCCGCGTTCAGCCCGGAGATGACCGAGCTGGCCGCCGTCTCGATCCGGACGGCCGGGGGAGCCGACAGGTAGGCCGACCGCGCGCTGGCCGGGGTAGCGGTGCTGAACTGCACGCCGATGGCAGCGGAGTTGGTGCAGCCCGCGAACAGCACGGGCGCGCACTGCGCGAGCGTGCGGATGCTGGTGTTCCGGACCAGGATGGAGTCGCCGCCGACGAAAGCCATCGGGATGCCCGTGGCGCTCGGGCCGTCGAAGACCCACTTGCCGCCCTCGACCAGGATGTTAGACGAGCCCGAGCTGGACGTGGAGCCGTTGAAGTTGGCCAGCATGTAGGTGGGAGGCACACCCGAGCCGCCGTTGACGATGCGGGTCATGGTCGCGCCCGGGCTGAGGTGCAGCCACACGTTGGCCGGGATGTACAGCGCGGTGTCGATGCCGAAGTTGCCGTCGCCCACCCAGACCTCGCCGCCGCCGAGCGTCCCGCAGTCGTTCAGCGCGCTCTGGATCTGCGCGCTGGCTGACGTCCCGTTGGTCGGCGCGCTGTAGTCCTTCACGACGTCGAACGCCGCCGTCCGGCCGCCGCCAGCGGGCAGCACGCCGTTCGGGATCTTGCCGATGCTGTTGAGCTGGAGGAATCCGTTCGGCCCGTTGACGCCCGTGGTCAGGGGCGCGACTAAGCCGAGCGCGTAGGCCCGGTCGCCGTGCGGGTCGGTCCCCGCCTGGTGGCTGGTGATGGATGCCGTCGCGGTGTTGGCCTGGGCCAGCACGACGTTCAGGATGTACTGGTTTAAGGGCGTGCCCCAGTTCGAGTCCCCGGTGTTAGGCAGGTGAGCCATCGCTACTCCGTTCCCTGTATGTCGTTCGGCCCGCCGAGGCTCCACTGAGCAAACTGCGCGTCGTTGACCAGCTCGTCCGGCTTGAGCTGGGTGGCTGACAGCCCGATGATGATGTCGCGCTGCTGCACCTGGCCCTGCACCGCGAGCTGCTTGACCGCGAACAGCTTGCGGTCGTACAGCACCCGGTCCTTTAGGTAGTTGCCGGTCTGGATGTCAGCCATCGACATGCCAGCCTGGAGGAACTGGTCGAACGCGATGGTGGCGTCCAGGTCATCATTGTAGTAGAATCCCAGGTCGGAGTCCTCATTGCCGCCCTCGACGTGGGTGACGTGGACGCACTGAACGCGCACGGCCGGGCGGTACTTGAGGCCGCCGCTGATGGCCTCGTCGTAGACGTCATCCATCACGGTGGCCAGCGGGTCGAACCGGAAGTACGTCAGCCAGTCGCCGTTGTTCTCGGCGTAGCCGCGCATGCCTTCCAGGATGCTGTCGGTGGCCTGGTCGTTGTTGAAGCGACCGCGCTTGCCGTCTACCCGGGCCATCAGGCTTGACTCCAGAGTCGGCACCATGCGTAGGTCTCGATCAGCCCGGCCACCAGCTCGCAGTTGCCGCTGCGGAAGTGCGCGCAGCCTCCGCACGGCGTGTTCGGGTTGGCCGCAGGCACCTCGTACCCCACCTCGTCCTTGGTCTTCATCAGTCCCACGCTGCCCTGGGGTTGGCCTTGTTCCAGGCCCGGTCCTCGCTGGCCTCGTGGTCGCTGCTGACGTGCATGCCCTTCCACCCGAGGTCTTCGGCCACGGCCACGCGGTGCCCGCCGTTGAGCAGGTAGCCCGCGTTCACCGCCAGCGGGACCGTCTGGCCGTGCGCCTGCATGCTCTCGCGCAGCGCGCCGTACCGCTCGGGGTCACCCGCGATGTCCGCGCGCTTCTTCGGCAGGATGGAGGATACGTGCGTGTCCATCGGGGGCTTGCCCTGGTCGATGCGGTAGTCGTTCTCGGCCTCTGCGTCGACGGAGGTCAGCCCCTTGAGCTGGTCCATCGACATCCACTGCGCGCCTAAGTGATCACTGGCTGCCATGCTAGACCCCGTATGGCCCGGCGTAGAAGCGGCTCGGGATGCCCGACCCGTCCTCGTACCGCTTGTCGACAGGCGGGAGCTGGCGCGTCGGCAGCGTGTGGTCGTCGTACTCCTGCTCGGTGAACAAGGGCACCAGCCGCCCGGTGGTCCGGCTCGACCGGCGCAGCGTCATCGTCTCGGCCCGGTAGACGCCCACGTTGAGCTGGCCGCAGAGGTCTTGGTACCGCTGGGTCATCGCCCCTATCTGCGACATGATCTGCTGGTACTGCGCGCTGCGGTCGATGCTCGTGCCCTCAGCGGTGTGCACGTTGACGTCGGACGCGACGTCGTTGGCCAGGGTCCAGAAGACGTTGATCGTGGCCAGCATGACCACCAGCGGCATCTCGATCGGCGGCAGGTTGCTCAGCCCGATCGGCACCTCCTGGTAGTCGATGAAGCCACGGAAGTCCAGCAGCCGGGTCTTGATCGTCCGGCCGTAGCAGTGCTGGTTGACGGACTCAGTGAGGTACGTGGTCAGCTCGGCGTCGGTGAACAGCGACCACGAGTTGCCCGCCATGATCAGGGTGGCGTTGTTCGGCAGGAACGCGCCGAGCTGGATCTGGCCAAGGCCATCGTTGATGGTATATGCTGACGCGGTGATGTTCGACCAGTACGTCGCGTTGGTCGGCGTCTGGTTGGTGCTGTTCTGCACCGCCTGGTAGAAGCCGTTCTGGTAGGTCACGAGCTGCCCGGTGGTGTACGCGGTAGCCGAGGACCACGCGGCAGCGGCCGAGCAGTCCGTCAGCGCGGTCAGGCTCGCGCCGTTGACGATCTCAGCGGTGGTGATGGCCGAGATGTTCTGCTTGGGCAGGTCGAACCACTGGGTCTGGCCATCGCCTAACGCCGTGGTGCGGAACGGCTGGGGAGGGTCACCGATCTCTGCCCGGACCCGGGCGATCAGGTCCGTCATCGTAGTCGGCATGGCCACCTCAGCCTGGGTACATCGAGATCCACGGATCGGTCGCGAGTGCCGCCGCATCCCCCTCGAAGGGCTGCCCAGCCTCAAATTCCATTGTAGCCTGCACCGTCACGGCGGTGTGGGCGTTGAATGCGGTCGTGATGCCTGCGGTTATCATAGCGTGCTCGCGTACATCGAGACCCACGGGTCGGCTGCGAGGGTGGTCATCCCCGGCTGGACGGGCTGCCCGGCTTGGAACTCCAGTGTAGCCTGCGACGTCACGGCAGCTCGCGCGTTGAACGCCGCAGCCATGCCCACCGTCAGCAAAGACTCGCCAGCGGCGAATCCTGTGGCGCTGCCAAGCAGT